TTACCTAATAATTTGAATTTCTTTACCTGAAGTCCAGATTTCTAATTCTGTTCTTAATCTACCCTCAGTTTTGAGAGTTTCGTATCTATTTATAGCTTTAGCCCGCCACCATTCAATGATGTTACTGAGTTCATGTTTCTCATAATTAGGACCAGGAATTAAAGTATCGGTTTTACAATTCATATAATCGACACAGTTACTATACCCATAATCGGATGTATAATAACGTTTTTTCTCTGTCAACTTTTTGGCGTTCTCAATCGTTAAATTAAAATCATCACCTTCTGATGTTCCTTTGAGTGCCGCTTTAGTCAATGCTATAATCTTAGTAAACGATCTCAATTTTCTACTGGTGGTTGATGTGTCACCCGCCAATAAATCTCCAACAATATTCTCAACATAATTCTTTAAATCGTGATATCGTTCACCGTGCATCATAGGTACCATATCTGATTCAGTTAGTCCTCTAAAACGAATATAAGGTTTCATGCCATCATATTGAGATACTGTTTTAGTAGAACCATATAAACTGGTCGTTTCAAATAGGCAAACATTCATATCATATTTTTTGTTGCAAATTTCTCTAACAGTATGACTGGTACAAATGGCAGATAGAAGTTTACCACCAAGATAATTAAATCCAAATGGTTGTGCTGGTACAATTACAAAACCCATAACGCATGCAGTATTAAATCGTTTAGCAGTATCTTCCTGTTGTATCCAGACCTGTCCTAAGAGTTCATTTCGGGGTTTCATATAGATGACTGGTGAACCTAAACGAATGAATCCTAGAATCTTTCCTGAGTTCTTTTCTCTGACAGCCAATTGTACATTCTTACCAACTGGGGATTTATTGATGTGTGATGAGGTAATTGAAAGTAGTGATTCCCAGGTTTCATTGGGTATTTCACACACATCAATATCCATATCTTTGGGGTGCATGGAAAAATCGGAGAACAAATCATCTTCAATTGGAAATAATGAAGATGGTAAATCGCTGAGATTTTTTAATTTCTCATCACGCATGTATTCTTCGGTACTTCCAATATTACTAAAGTAATCATGGAAACTTTTGGAACAATGTAATGCTTGTTCTCTAGTTAATATCATATTTTAAAATTCTCAAATTTTTTCTTTGGTTGTGATTCTCTTGTACCGAATGTATTGAGTGGTTTATCATGACCAGCATCAGCGATACCTACTTGTGCTGATTGTTCAACATCAAATAATTTCATTTTCGACCTATCTACACCAATCGTAAATCGTTTGTGAAATGTAGGATCATTATAACGATTCTTTAATTGCTTTACCATCATTTGGCCAAGTTCTTCTAATTCTTCAGAAGAAATCAAAGCAAACATTAAATCTGCGGTGGCGGGAAGTCCAAAGCTTTCAGACGTATCTTCAAGGCCTGGATCACTCGATGTAAATCCTGATCTTGTAGTCTGTGTCGCAGATACAATAGGAACATTATACTCAACAGCGAGACCTCGAAGCTCCTCTGCAATCGACTTAACATAGGTATAGGAATTAATATTCGCACCAGCCTTAATACGAGAACTGCAACAGATGTTAAGATAATCAACAAAGATAATGTCAGGTATAAAAGAGCGTTTGAGATTAAGTTCATTTAGTAAAGTCCTAAAATGTGTTACAGAAGCAGATGCTGTTGGATATTCCTTAATAATTAATTTACCTGTTGTTTTTTCACGGACTTTTTGTACTCGTTTATCGTACATATCTTTTGGTAATTCCATCAGATCATCCAAAGTTACATTCAATAAGTTCGCATCTATTCTTTCAGCAATTTTTTCTTCGGCCATTTCAAGTGTGATATACAAAACATTTTTGCCTTGTACCATACAACCAGCGGCAACATGACACATGAATAAAGACTTACCAACACCAGTACCAGCCAAGGCAATATTAAGAGTTTTAGCAGGAAGACCACCTTTAGTAATCTTATTGAAGTAATCCAAGTCAAAAGGAATCCTTTCTTCTTTGCGGTGATAGAATTCATATCGTTCATCAGAGTTCTCCAAATAGTCATGACCAACTGTTGTATCAAAACTTACCGCCAAAGCGTCCGATAATATCTTGGGAATCGCACCTTTGTCATTAGCTTTGTCTTTGCCATCGAGAATTGAAATAGACCCCAATACTGCATTGTATATGGCTTTCTCTTGGCAAAACTTTTCGGTCTTGTCAATAAGCCATTGAATCTCGGATTCTGTCGAGCGATTCTTTTCAACTTCTTGGATATAATCTTGACACTTTTTAACTTCGTCATCTGAAAGATTATTCTTTTCTTTGACGGAAATGCCAATCGCTTCAATCGATGGTGCATTATTGTAAGTGTTTGTGAATGATGTAATTTCATTAAATAAAGTTCTTTCGGTTCTGTCCGAAAAATATTCAGGTTTAATAAATGGTAATACTTTTCTTAAATATTCCTCGTTATAGATGAGGTTCTTGATTATGGCTTGTTCCAGTTTCATCAACTATTTCCTGCTCAATATTATTTGACATCAATTCGACAAGTAAATCACCAATGTAATTTTTAAACTTGTCATCTTTTTCCAATTTCTTTGGTTTATCTACTGTAGATTCTAACACATCATAACCAAAAAGTAAATAGACCTGTTCATTCTTTTCCTCAAATTTAACTTTACCATATTTAAATACGGTATCTTTATATGGTCCATCTAAAAATCGGATATGAACTGCTTGAGCATCGTCTTTTGGGTAAATAAAACAATAATCAATTCCTTCAATCATCTTCTGTTCCATTCATCGTAACAATTTCATCAAATAAATTTTCTTCACCACCTTGCATAATTTCACCAGAAGCAATTTGATATTTGTCTTTTACATAATCTTGAAACTTTTTACTGCTGATGATTGGCATCCAAAATTCTTTTGTATCAGTTTCTTTGATACGATATTTTTTATCTTCTATTTCACCGGTAGAAAGATTAACTTTACTGTACCAACCATTGGATGGCTTAACAACAAGTCCCGAATCAAGTGCCAAATCAAGTAAGCCTGACCAACGACTAATACCACCATCGAAAGAAACAGAAACAGGAATTTTAGATTTTTCTTTAACATATCTGGATTTCTCCACGTTGATTATGAAGTTATAACCAATAACTTCTGTACCTTCTTTTTCTTGCTGACGACCAATGATAAAAATGTTATCAGCAGAATAGTAAGAACCGGTTCCACCACCTACAATATCTTTAGGAAACATACCAATTTCTTTGTAAGTATGATTTACCACAATCATTGGAACATCTTTCATTGTGAGATGTGGTGTTACCATACGAAATAATGATTTAACTTGTTTCGCTCTTGACATATCAGCAACTGATTTACCTTCAAGAGCATCTTCAACTTCTTTTTTGGATGCTAAATTACCAATCGAATCAATGATAATAATCAATTTATCATCACGCTCTAATTGAGTTAATTGTTGCATAATATCAAACTTTAATTGTTCAATGTCAGTAAGAGGAGTATGTAACACACGGTTAGTATCAATACCAAAAGAGTCAAAATAGGATTGCGGTGTGCCAAATTCTGAATCATAGAATAAAAGTGCTGCATCAGGATATTTGTCCAAATAAGATTTGGCCATCAATAATGAAAATGCAGTTTTAAAATGTTTGGATGGACCTGCCCACATTGTAAGACCAGGAGTTAATCCTCCATCTAATTTACCACTCAATGCAACATTGATAATAGGTACCGATGTTGGAATCATATCCTTCTGTGTGAAGAATTTAGATTTGGAAAGAATAGCGGATTCTTTAATACTGCTATTCTTTTTAATCTTATCAAGTATACTCATTTATTTTCCTTTTCACGAAATGCTAATTCTGCTTCATAATCATACTTAGGTTCTAATTTGGACTTTCTATTAGGAAATCCTCTCTTAGTTTTTTGTGGTTTAGGTGCCATATCTTCTTGCATTGCTGCAATATTTTCTTTTTCAACTTCAATACGATCTTTATCTAATTTTTTAGCAATCTTTTTTGCTTTACTAAAAAACTTTTTAATACCAGAATCTCTAGGTTCTTCTTTTTTTTCTTTTAAAGATATATTTCCAGCTATCAATAATAACACAGCCAATGGATCAAATACAAGCATAATCGTGAAGATTACCATCCTAACTGCTTTGTCCAAGGCACCATCACCAGTACCAAAAAAGATATCTGCCACATATTTGATGGGACCAACATCGGCAACTAATTTGTTTTCTTCTTTTAGAATTGGTAATCTTTTTTGATTTATTGTTGATAATTCTTTTTGTGTTTGTTGAATTTGTCTATCAATCTGTGCTGATGCTGTTTCTGGATTGCCAGCACGTTTTAGTAAATATTCCAATCTTTGTTCGGCAATTTTTTGTTGTTGATTTAATGTTTTTAATTCAACACTATTTGATCCAGCATCTAATGTGGAATCGATATGAGATTTCGCTAGAAAGCCAAAAATACCCATAGAAGTAATCAACATTAAAACCAAAACTGCAAATGTTAAATAAGATTTTATTAAAATATTAACATTATTCCAATTACGATATAACCAAGAAGCGGTAACTAACTTGGCAAATTCAAGTGATGAACCCATAATAACAACAGGCCAAAATGCTCCAGCAAATATGAGAGCAAGACCTATGACTGAATAATATGCAGCAATTCCTGATAAAAGAAATGCTGCAAGAAATGTTAAGTAAATCATCCGAAGAAGTCCTCTAAAGTGCTTACCTTTTCTGTTGACCACTTCATACAATCTAAAATTACTTTAATTGGTTCTAAAAATGCTTTGTCAAATTGCATATCATAATCGATATATTCTTGCAAATCAAATTCTTTTGGCAATCGAGTAGGATATGATATGACTGTATCCTTGAATGGATTTGGCATCTTTAGATAGGTGAATTTAATTTTTTCACCTTCTTGTATGAGTGGATATTTTTTAGTTAAATTCTTTTGTTTAAGGTAATGGTTATACAATATGGCGCCCTTAACATGAATTGGTGTTCCCAACTTATATAAAGTGGCGGCATCACTATATTTAGCCAATCCATTAAGCCCACGAGGGAAAGATATCTCCTCAGCAGGCAACTTTTTGAATTCTTCTCTAAAATTCTTTATAAAATCATGAATGTCTTGTTCGGTACCTTTCATCATAATCGAGATAGCTTCTTTCATTTTCTCACGAATTGATGATGGTGTGGAAGATTTAATCATCTCCAAACCCATTACCTTCATTTGGGGTTCTTTATATTGAACACCCTCATTGTTGTAAATATTTAAAATATATCTTTTCTTTGCTGTCCAAATGCCTTTATCTGATAAAGCTTCACGCTTCATCTGCATTTTCTGTGAATAAGCTTTAACATAATCAGCAAGTTCTTGATAGGAAACATCAATAAACGGTTGAATTTTATCATTACAAACTTTATCCATGAATGTAATGATGTTGTTCGTATCAACCAATCTATCACCATAAACTTTTCCAACAAGTCCCGCAAGGCGAAGATAGATCGAATCAGTATCGCTTGCAATAACATAATCATCATTTTCTGTACCCAATAATTTATTCATATATTGATTTAACTTGAGCTCAATCCATCTAATCGAGAATTGGCCGGCTAATGTCACAGCAAGTGCCATACGCAAATCATAAAACCTAAAATACTGACTGCCTAATGCACCATATGCTGAGTTCAACGAAACTTTCTTGGCTAGTTGTATATTATTATATTTTGCGATTCGTTTTTCTATTTCATATTTTTTCGAATCATCAGTTTCATTTTCGTATTCTTGCTTTGCCTTAAGCATTAATTTTTTAAACTTACTTCTATCTTCATACATTTCTTCCATCATCTTAGGCAAGAAACCTTGTATATCTGTACGGAAGAATTGGCCATTTGGTGTTATTGTAGCGTTCACCAATTTGGATGTATCAATTTCTTTTTTCAACAAATTTTCAACTGTAACTCCTGAAAGAACAATTTGACGCATCTCTGGAGTATAATTTTCTGGATCGATTAAAGTTTCAGGTGAAATATTATATTGCATCATAAGGTGGGGGTAAAGTGAATTTAGGTCAAAGCTGGCAACATAATGGTGCTTACCTACTTGAACTTCTTTAACATAAGCACCTTCAAACATTCCATCTTTTTCTTTTACTTCACGAGGAGGAACAATAATGCCTTTTTCAAAAAGATAGGCATATGTCATTGAATCCCACATACGGGTTTGTGCAAACACATCCTGAAAGTTTGTTTTTGTGTCGTATGCCAAAGTTACGGCCAATTCAATTAGCTTTAACTTTTCTTCAAGTTTAACAATTAGTTCAACGTCTTTAATGTTATATTCAATAAACTTTTGAAAATTCAAACGATATAAAGCATGAAGATTGTCATATTCATCATATGTTAATTTACTTTCACCTAATTCAACATTGGCAATAGAATTCAATTTATAGGATTCTTGAGATTTTCCACCAGGAGCATACCACTTATACAATTCAATATAATCTAATGATTCAACACCCAAAAGATTATAGGCAATTAATGGACGACCATTGACAATTGTTTTTCTTTCACCAATATAATTCCAAGGTGATAATTTTTTAGTTTCATCTTCACCAAGAATTTTACGAAAACGATTGATAATATATGGTTCATCAAAGAACTTAGTATTCCAACCAGTCAAAATATCAGGACATTTTTTTGTCCATAATGCCATGAATTGTTTACATAAAGAATATTCATCTTTACATTTCACATAAATTTCATTACCTTGAGCTTCATAAATTCCACAACCAAACACATAGGTTTGGCCATGTAAATATTTAATACAGATTGCTGTGATGGGTTCTTCTGCTTTATACGGATCAGGAAATCCATTTTCAGAACCAACCTCAATATCGACTACAGCTGTGAGAATTTTATCTTGGTCATAATCAACCATACCAGTATGTTGATCGGCAATAAAGGCATATTCAAAACGAGTTTGGCCATAAATCTTTGGTGCATTAGATACATCTTCAAATTGCTTGATGTAATCTTTTGCATCACGAATCGTACCAAAAACTTTCTGATCAAGATAATCACCTTCTAGTGATGTGAAGTTGGTTATTTTTTTGGAAGGCAGATATAAAGAAGGAGAATATTCAATTCTCTGTTTTATTCTTTTTCCATCTTGAACACCTCGGTAAAGAATATTATTACCAAAGCTTTGTACATTTGTGTAAAAGTTTGCCAAGTTAGCCTGTGATGATTTGTTGTTTTGATACGATTATACCAGAGCCAAAGATTTGATTATAATTGTTAATAAAATCTTCTGCTGGAACATATGAGTATACTACATTTTTCTTATTGATGGCAACCGTTGCGCCCGTTTTTTGTTCGGCGTGGAGTGGGAACGGAGAAAAACCAATATTAGGTTGGCCATCTTTACCACGAACAACAGCAATACCAACTGGATTTTCAATGACGAATTCGCTTTCAGATTCCGATTCAATCTCACCGAGAACATCTTCTCCAGTAATTAATTTTAGTGCTAATATTTTCATTATTTTTCCTTTTATAAAATGTAACCCATTATATACGAAAATTGATTAAAAGTAAACCATAATATACATAAATACCATTACACAAAAAGGAAATAAAATGAAACGCCTACTATTATTGGTTATGGTATTAATGCCTTTAATATGTTTTGGTGCAAAACCTCCAACAGAAGCAAATAAATCTGTTCGTTGTTTTGATACGCAAGAAGCCTTTCAAGATTTAGAAAAGCATTTAAAACAAAATCCAACTTTTATTTCACCTAATGAATTGACCAATTATAAATCAATGATTGCTTTTTTTGAAAGCAAAGAAACTGGTGAATGGACTCTTATAGAGTTTGATAAAGAGTATGTTTGTGTTTTAGCTATGGGTAGGAATAAATCAATATGAAATATCCATACGAATTTATGATAGACTTTTGGGTATATTACTTTTTACAACTTTATTACTTGCCGTATCAATTAATACCCAGGATCGACTAAAGTATTTTTCTTTAGCTTTTCTTCTCTTTGAATTCTTTCAAATTCATCATTTTCATTTTCAGCATCCTGAATTTCTTTAGGATCGATTATTTCTTTAAATTCGTTATCGACCACGGCCAGCTTTCCTCATCACAGTCATTTTAGGAACAAATTTTTTTGGTTTTGATATTTGGGGATTAGGTCCTACTTTTTTTAAATTTCGAACTTTTTTTAATTGTTCTTCATGAAACTTTTTGTCATCATCAGTCATATAATCTCCTTTTTGGTTGCGGAGGAAGGAATCGAACCTACGCCCTCTGGATTATGAGTCCAGCGCTCTACCTCTGAGCTACTCCGCTGTAATATTATATATGTTCAACGAACATGGGTTTTTTTCTTTTTTTCCAATCTTTCCAATAACTCAATTAATTCTTTTGGAGTTAACATTTTTCCCCAAGTTGGATTGGTATTTGATTTTTCAGACATTGGTGCCCCTTGATAGAATCGAACTAACAATTCAAGATTACAAATCTAGCGTTATACCATTTAACTAAAGGGGCAATAATTAAATACTTTTTCTTGCAATTTCGTTTTTAATTTTTGCTTTAATTTTGGGTTTCTGTGTTGAATCTAATAATTTATTTAACTGCTCAAGATTTAAAGGACCCAAACGAGGTTTACCAGTTTTGGTCATCATAGGATTTGCAGTGCGATTTTTTTGATTTGAACCTTTAGTTGCCATGATATATTTTCTTAGAATAATAAAAGTGGAGCGGTGGTCTGCTTTGCACAGATAATATAAGAGGGTATCTCACATCGTACTATTACACACCGCATATTTAATACTATAACATTATATAGAAGGATTGTCAATGGTTTCTTGTGGTATATTTTGAATCCAATGAATTGGCTCTGGTTTTAATGGTGCATCAGGATTACGGATGTCACCAAAAATTTCCCATAACTTTTCTTTAATGACAAATTTGCTAAACAATCCAGTTGACATACCATAAGCTTCTATTTCCCATGGTTCATCATAATAGTCCAAATTTTTGATTCTTTGACCTCTCCAACGAGTACCATATTCATTTGTTTCACCATAAGCATATTGCTTAACATGAACCATTTCATGAGCCAAAGTTTCTAAAATATCATGTGATCCTGTTATTGGATTTATTTCTATTTCAAATTCTCTTGGTTTATTACTTTCATTATAATCAATGACTCCTGCATATCCTAGAGCATCTAATTTTGGATCAAATTTAATACGGACAAATATGTTTTCCAACATCTTGGGTGTCATCAATTGCGAAGCATAAAAAAGAGCCGCACGCTTTACAAACGGTCTAAAGCGTTTTTTGTCGGGACATCCGACTATACTAAGCTGCATTTTAGGTTTCTCCTTGGTAAAACCATCGAACACTTCTCAATTATTTAGGATCAACTAACATTTCACCAGGTGAAATATTTTATATCTTTTCTACTTCCACACTACATTTTTCTAAAAAGTCTATACCCATACTATCTCTATAAGAATTACGGTAATATACCTTTTTAACACCAGCCGTATATATTTGTTTAGCGCAGTCAATACAAGGGGCATGGGTCAGGAACATCATGGAACCATCTCCAGATTCAGAACTTTTGGCCAACTTAGCGATGGCATTAGCTTCGGCATGAATCACCTCAGGTTTGGTTTTTGTGGTAATGGTATCGTCAGATAATTGAATATAGTTTTCACAATCATTAGTCCAACCTGATGGCATTCCATTATAACCAATAGAAATGATTCGGTCATCTTTTACCACAATAGCACCAACCTGTAATCGTTTCGCTGTGGACAATTCAGAAAATCGTTGTGCTACATCCATATAAGCATTGATAAATTTCTGTTTCATATATTGTGTCTTTTTGGTAGTTTTTCAATTATTTGTTTAGCCAATTTACCAGATAAACCATCTTTATCCATACGAGCAATATCACTCAAAGCAATATACATCGTTTCATGTTCATCCCAAACTTGGTAATGAATTTCTCTTAATGTAGGACTTTGTGATAATATTGCTGATAATATTTTTAATACAATTTTTGTAATGATATCAAACATTATAATATTGGTGGGCCGAAAAGGACTTGAACCTTTGACCAACGGATTATGAGTCCGCTGCTCTAACCAACTGAGCTACCGGCCCAATTGATTACCAAGATCCATCATCTATCCATAATCGAATAGTAATAGGCAATAATTCTATAATCAAAGCATCTGTTTCCCACACATCATTTGTTTTATTATATGCAGCAGAAATTCGCCAATGCAGTGGATTTAATTTGATGATAATATTACAACCCGAATAACGAAGCCATTTAATAATTTTCATTTCAACACATACTTTGTAATTTTATCTTTTAACATAGAAGGCATATCCAAATATGGCCACTCTAAATGAAATGGACAACCTTCTGTTCCCCATTTATTACTGTGTAAAAATAATTTAACCATTTTCATATCATTTTTACTACTAGGATCAAATTGATGCCTTTGATACAAATTCATCATCTCAATACGATTACTCATTTCACATACTCCACATTGTCTTTGCGCATATAATGAACTACTAACTGTTTTTTTGGATCAGGAATTTCTTTAACTACAGGAATAAAAGTTATACCATCAATCTCATTAGTTGCCCAATTAGAATAGGTATAGTAAATGTCTTGATTCGTTTTTGAACGAACCTTTTTGAGAATGGCTTTGCCACCAATAGCGGTAGCAGTATAACCGGGTCTTAGATTTTTTTTCATGATTTAATTATAACTCAAAGAAAGGGGCCAGTCAAGGCCCCTTGTATTATTTACCTTTTTGGTTTGGGTAGTTTAATTCTTCCCATTCTTCATCGGTAACAGGCCACCATTGATTCATTTTAACCTCTTTTTTTGGAATTGATATAGGCTAATCTAGCTTCTTGCCACGCTTCAATTATATCGATTAAAAATTTTTTGATGGTAGACATTATTCACTCTTTTCCTTAATGGAAATTTTCTTAATAGCATCTTGTGCCTTAACAATATTTTCCAACCAAACTTTGAGCATACCATTTACAATTTCGGCATCTTTAATTTCAATCTTGTCAGCCAAAGTAAACTGGCGAACAAAATTACGATTAGCAATACCTTTGAAAATGTAAGAATTGGCATCATCGGTTTCTTGTGTATTACCTTTGATTATCAATTTGTTACCTTCTAAAGTAACTTCAATATCAGTTTTAGCAAAACCAGCAACTGCCATTTCGATGACATATTTGTTGTCTTTTACTTGTTTGATATTGTATGGAGGATAGCCAGGAGTTGCTTTGGCTACAGATTCAGAGATATCACGGATTTGGTCTAATACGTCATCAAAACCAACTGTGAAAGGATCCAACGACTTGTGGATTTGAGCCCATTGTGGGAATAAAGATAAAGTTGTGCTTGTCATGTGTTTCTCCTTAGTGATAAGCGAGTTAATAAAAATGTAGCCCCAATCGGCGACTACATCCATATTTATAACACAATCCTA